ATGGCTGGCAGGACAACATGATGTGCTTGGCCTGTTTGCCCGCAAGCAAGATGTGTACTCGTACATGGCCAGGAGCATCTACGGCATTCTTGAGGAAGACCCGGTAACTCCCGACCAGCGGTTTATTGGTAAGACCACGGTTCTTGGCGCTGGGTACGGGATGGGAGCCGAGAAGTTCCAAGCCCAGTTGAGGAACATGGGCAAAGACCTGGACATCGACACCTGCAAACACATCATCCGTAGGTATCGCGGCACCAATGTCGCCATAGCGAAGTGGTGGAACCATCTGAATGTGGTGCTGGAGTTCATGACTCATAACAAGGTTGTGGGGATTGACATGGTTGGCCTCATGGAGTTGACCCCCTTTACGGGCATCACCCTACCGAATGGTCTGCACCTCAACTATCCAGAGTTGCGCCGCCACTCAAACGGGGACTTCACCTACATGACCCGGCAGGGTATCAACAAGATATACGGTGGCAAGGTGGCTGAGAACCTGTGCCAAGCCGTTGCCCGTTGCATCATTGGTGAGCAGATTATTCAGATCGAGAAGCGGTATCGCGTGGTTCTGACCGTCCACGACGCCATAGCCTGTGTCGTTCCAGACGAAGAGAAGGATGCGGCACGGGGGTACATCGAAGCGTGCATGAGGACACCCCCGGTCTGGGCCGTTGGGTTGCCACTAAATTGTGAGTCAGGCATGGCTCGTAACTACGGAGATTGTTAATGGCGAATATCACATGGTCTTACAGCAGTTTGTCGCTGTATCAGCAGTGCCCCAAGAAGTACTACCACCTCAAGGTGGCGAAGGACATCAAGGAGCCGCTCAGTGAGGCGATCACCTTTGGGAACACGATTCACAAGGTGGCTGAAGAATACGTGGCTAGAGGGACTCCTGTTCCGGAGAAATACAAAGAGATTGAGCCAGCCTTGGAAAGCATCCGCAACATGCAGGGGGACAAGCTGTGTGAGAACAAGCTGGGCCTGACCGCTGATCTCAAGCCGTGCGGGTTCTTCGACAAGGGCGTGTGGTGGCGTGGCATTGCCGACATCATCATCTTGCAGGGCGACAAGGCGCTGACCATCGATTACAAGACGGGCAAGTCGAGCAAGTACGCCGATCTCAAACAGTTGGAGGTGCTGTCACTGGCCATCTTCAAGCATTTTCCACAAGTTAAGAAAGTCAAAGCGGGCTTGATGTTCCTGTTCGCTGATGACTTTGTAAAGGCTGACTTCCACGCGGACACACAAGATGAGTTGTGGGGTCCGTGGGTTTCAGATGTTGGGCAGTTGCAGTCGTCCGTCGAGAACAAGGTATGGAACGCAAAGCCCAATTTCACCTGCCGGGGGTGGTGCCCGGTTGTTTCATGTGTTCACAACGAAGGAGCTAGAAATGGCAACAGCTAAAAAAGCAAAGACGGTATCTCGTGCATCTCTGATGCGTCAGTATTACAACGGCAACCCAAATGCCACGCCTGTGGAGGTGGCGAAGAAGTTCAAAACCACGTATCAGATTGCGTACATGGTGCGCAAGGAGATGCAGAAGCCAAAGAAGCAAGGCGCAGGAAAATTCAAACAGATAGCGGCGTTCACAAGCAATAAACCCATATTGAATCCTGAGATCGTCATAGAAGAAAAGATAAACATAGAAGGACCAAAGGCCGACCCAGTAAATCATCCTGAGCACTACAAGGTGGGTGGGATTGAGACCATCGACTTCATTGAAGCAAAGGCACTGGGGTATCACCTGGGCAACGCCGTGAAGTACATCACCCGCGCTGACCACAAAGGCAACCGACTGCAAGACTTGCAGAAGGCCAAGTGGTACATCGACCGCGCCATTGAGAAAGCGGGGGCATGATGAAAGACCTCAAAGAAGAAACTCACATGCAGACGGTGTATGTGCTCAACAACATTACCTACTTGCCGCACTACCGCAATCCTTCGGTCTTTGTTGGCCCTGGCTACCCGCGCTTTACGCTCCAGCGGTACTCAGACACTGATCTACGCAACGCAGGTGCCCAGCAAGGGAGTTTCCCTTTGTGGAAGCGTGGCACTTACGGTGTTGTGACAGACCAGAAGCCGTAACTATGAAAGCCGTACTTGAGTTTACGTACCCGGAGGACGAGGCCAATCTGCGCCACGCCCTCTACGGGGGTAAGGCCATTGGTGCGCTGGTCGACATTCAGATGGTGGTCCGCAGTCACTTTAAACATGACGCGGACCCCAAGGACGTCTTGGAGAAAGTCAGGGAGTTGACCAACACGGCGCTCAACGAGTGCGGGGAGGAGTGATGGAAACCATTGCAACAACAATTATCTTGGGGTTCATAGGTGTGGTGGTCGCTGGCCTTGTGCTGGTAGCACTGATGCGCTTGTGGTTCTGGATGGATGAGAACGAGAGGGGGGACAGGTGAAAGTACACCACCTCAAAGATTGGGACGCCACGGCCATGCTCACTCATGCAAGGGAGCGCATTGAGCCGAAGGAGGCGTGTGTCGTGTTGTTCTATGAAGACGGCGAACTCAAAACGCTGTCATCAAACGTGACCAACCAACACGCCGTGTGGATGTATGAACTTGCAAAGCTGATGACGGTACACCAATGCGTATCGCACGAAATTTAGGAGAGAACATGAAAGACCCGGAAGACGAAGCATTTGAGCAGTTGGCCTTGAAGCAGGGCCAATGGGAACACACCAGCGGCTGGCGCAAGAAGCAGATCGCACACATGGATGTCCACTCACACCCCGCAGAGTTTGTACACCTACACCGCAACGACACGCTGGAGGAGGTGGCTGTGGAGTTGGAGACAAAGTTCACTTTGCCGTTTGGCCGTGATACGGTGCAAAGCTTTGCCAAATACATAAGGAGCATGAAGCGATGAACCAAGACCTTATTAAGTTGATTGAACGCAACGGGTTGACTTTGCATGGGGACATTGAACACTTTGCAGAACTTGTCCGTGCCGATGAGCGTGACAGGGTTTATGCCGAGCAGATGGAACTGCCCACCCCACGGCTTACAGGTAAGTTTTCAATCACTGCGAGGGAATTTAAATGCACGGGTTGCACGGGTACATGGACAGACCGTGAAGATGCCAAACACCATTCATGCAAGGACTACCAATGACTATTGATAACAGCACAGGGAAAGACAAAGAGTTCTACAACCTTGGGAAACAAATGTTTGATCGGATACAACCCCTCAAACCCATCAAGCCGTACAGTGCCGCAATTGAGGCCGACATTGAGTTGATGTGGGAAGTAAACAGCGCAGACATTGAAGCGTTGGAGGACGCCAAGATGACACTGAACGTTATCAAAGAAGTAGAGCCGGGTACTTTTGACAAGATCATTGACGATTCTTTGGCATTGATAAACAAAGCATTGGGCATGAGTTACTCCGATGCAATGGAGAGAGTGATGGACAGCGCAAGGAGTATGAAGAAATGAACAACCCACCAGCATTTCCAGGCAAACAAAAAGCACTGCTCATAAAGTCTGAACATTCAGACATTGCCAAAGAATATGAGATTGACCAAAACGGCATGACCCTGCGCGATTACTTTGCGGCCAAGGCTATGCAAGGACTGCTGTCAGACCCTGACTGGCGGCAGGACATGGACTTTGAAGACACGGCCCACGCCGCATACAAACAAGCAGACGCAATGCTGAAAGCGAGGGAAGCATGACCACCATTGAATTTTTGGAGTCCCATTTCTGGGCGTTGTGGTGGCTGGCTGTTTGGCTGGGCGCTTGCATTGCCCATTTTGGGGGGAAGAAATGAGCGACTTTTTTATGGACGCACTCAAGGCCACTGGGGCAACGCTACTGATTGTCTTAATCGCCATGATTTCCATCTTTGCAGTTATTTTGTCTCTGCAAGCCATGTTTGGGCCAAGCGATGAGCAACGGGCCATAGACCGTATTCCTGCCGCCGTATCAAGCGCAGATGGATGCACGGTCTATAGGTTCTACGACAACTCAGCTTGGCACTACTTCACCAAGTGCGGCGGCACGGTGACCACGACAAAGAACTACACAGAGAGTTGCGGCAAGGGCTGCACACGCTCACGCACCGAGAACATGACAACGGAGGGGAACCAACCATGAGCGACTTCAAGTTTGGCTTTGGCCTAGCGCCCATAAAGAAAGAGGGCAGCATTGCTGACCCCGATGAATTTACCTGGGAGTGTGACTGCGAAGCCTGTGCGCTCAAGTACCAGAAGTGGAAAGAACTGTTTGACATTCAACAGAAAGAACTGCGAGGTGAGAAATGAAATACAACGCAGAGCAGATTATCTACATGTTGGCTGATGCCATAGACAAGGACCGTGAGTACAAGTCATGGCATGTAAGTACAAAGCACCTGATGACACTTGTTGAAATGGCTGTTGCTGATGAGCGTGAGGCGTGTGCAAAGGTGGCAGATGGATGGCCCGACTACGATGTACAGGGATTGGCGGAAGCCATAAGAGCAAGGGGAGAACAAGCATGACAAGCTATTGCGTGTACTGCAAACGCCCTGTTTTTACCATATTGACCAAGTGTAGGAGTTGCGGAAAATGACTGACAAAGAAGTAATGAAAGAGGGCTACTACTGTGTGATATGCGGCAGGTTTCTACCAGCAGATGAACATGGTGTCATCGTGCATGATGACATTGAGCACCCACAAGAGATTGATTTTGGAGATGAGGAGAAACCACAATGATTTTTAAGTCTCAAACCATGCGTCAAATCATGGCAACCATGATGGAGGTAGAAGATAAGTGGCAACACAGCAAGTGGGTAGACAAAAGCGAACTGATAAACCCGGATGCACCTGTTGTCATTCAAGTTGGTGATTATGGATATGAGGTTCAAAGCATTGGAGGTGACGGTGACATTGATGGATTCGTCATCATGTGCAAAGAAGAACCCGTGTGCAAGTGGGAAGACATGGAGTTCATCAAGTTATGAGCATAGAAGCAATGAAGCTGGCGCTTTTTGCATTGGACATTGTGAAAATACATTACACACAAAACCGCCACATAAATGAAGCCATCGCCGCACTCAAAGAACGATTGGCACAGCCAGAGCAAGAGCCTGTGGCGTGGGCGATGGACTACGACATTGAAAGTGTGCTAAGTGGCTTTTCCACAAGTCTCATGGGTACAGCAATGCGAATAGAGTCAGCA